CATTCACAACTCTAATAACGGACAAGTGAATCTTGTTTACTTCAAACTTAGGCTTATTCTCGAATTGATCCTCGAGCGGGCCTTCCCATTGAGCGCCACAAATTGAGTAGAACCTGCGGTCTTGCAAGCATTGCAACCGCTCATCGCGTAGTGCGCTTTGCACATCGTCAAACTGTGCGAGCGCGTCTGCATGCAGATTTAATAGTTTCTGACTGTTTGAAATCCTAGCCATGTTTAATCCCTTGGTTCGTTCGGATTCTACCAGCGCTTGACATTTGCGATAGGGGTGAATGTTTGTGGTTTGGATGTGCTAGCCCGTCGCACTGCTTCGCAAGCATATCTAAGCGCATCGATAACGTGGTTCTTCTTATCTTCAAGCACCGGTAAAATCTTGCCTGTAAGCGGGTCCGTCTTATAGCTGTAGAGTGTGAGCTCGTCGATTGTGTGGACGCATCGAGGGTGAACGACGATGTCGTAATTCTTCAGGAACTCGATACCTTCCTCGACAGAGCGCGGCCCTTTGACTGCCGTCATGATCTTCGGGAAGCCATTCTTCTTCATGTGGCTAATGGTTTCAGGTCTGGCTGAGTCGGCAACGATGGGCCACTTCTCTGACTCTGGCACTGTCATGAATAACTCAGGCGTATTCACGATCTCGCAGCCCACCATATAAGCTTCATAGTCGATGTACAGCGTGCGGCCGATGATATGACAGCGCACCAGGGTGGTCGGGTCAACGGCGAACCCCCAGTCAGCGCCGAGGCGGTGGACGGCGTCGGGAGGCGCGTCAAACTCTTCGACCTTCCAGTTCTTGAACACCCTGGTATTGCTGTTTGTGAGATAGCTCCCCATCCAGACATGCTGATACTTGTCCGGATCGCGCCGCTTGTCATATTCCATTTCGTCGCGCAGAACGTCAGGGAACCAGGGGTTATCGTTGAAGTTGACAACTTTCTTGACCGTGCGTGGTGGACAAGAATCGCCAAACAATGCATCGACTGGGTCAGTTACGTGCTTTGGATTCCACGAAAAATAAAGCTGACTGCCGGGCTTTCTGATTGTTGGCGTTAAAACATCAAGCGAAGCTTGACTGACATTCTGAGCTTCTTCCACCCAGCAAACGTCCAAACCCTCCATGGATTTGACCGAATCAATGTTCGACCTCAACCCTGAGAACAAGAACAAAGAGCCGTTTGAGCCTCGAATTTCCGTGTCTGTACTGACAAACAAAGAGCCGAGTCCAAGGCGCTCAATTTCATCATCAAGAAGGCGCTTTACAGAGTCACGAATTGATTTTTGAATCTCACGAGCGCACATCACGCGAAGAGGCTTTTGTACAGACCTAAGAATCAACGCTGACGCAATGGAACGTGATTTCCCAGAACCTCGACCTCCTTTGATCGCAAAATAACGTGCGCTTTCATCAAACAGACAATTTGACCATTCAGGGAGTTGCGCTTGCATGTCTTAGCTTGGTTTAACGAAATTAACTGTTATTCCCATGGCAAGCGGTGACTTCTCATCCCCGGACAACTCCAACTTGTCGCCGTACTTCTTCGGTGCAAGTTTAGCCGCCCTCCACTGACGCGCCCATATCCGCAACTTGACGACCTGCCAATCTTCGGGAGTCGCCTGATCTGCCATGCGTATGCACTCATCTGCCTCTCGCTCCTGCTGCGCTGCTCTGGCAGATGAAATGGCGCTTCGGAATGCCTCGTCTTTCGCCATGTGCCTATAGATGCTGGCCTCTCCAGGGCACCAGCTTTCCGTCTCAGCGATTTCGTGTATCGCCCGTCCCCCGGCGATTTCGTCGCAGAGTTGAGCAATCAAGGCGTCGTCCCACACTATTGCATTTGGCATCATTCTGCCCTTTCAGGAATGGTTGCAAATATGCCAAACAAGTCTGGCCGCTTTGCGCGCGATAGATCAATCAACCGCCTCTCGGTTGTTTATTGATTACATCGTATCATTTTATGAAAAAAGAGCCCAAGGAATGTAGCATTTAAGGGTTTCCCCTAGTGTTCTTTTGCAAAACAATCGTTTACATTGGAGTCACTGCGGAACACGAATCAACGGAACGCGCAGCAACCAACCAGGAGATAGCAACATGGAAAAGACAAGAGAGCTGCAGGTTCGTCAAACTGCCGCGCCACACTTAAGCGGTATCCCTGCTCGGCAGAACGAAGCAGCTATTGAATTGCTGCTGACCCAAATAGCATACGAGGAAATGTTGTCGCGCTTTGGCGCAGATGAGATCGACCGTTGCGACCGTCTCGCAGCCTAAACCACCCAGGGGCTCCGGCCCCAGCAAGTAAACATCATGAATACGTCATACGTCAGCATCACGAACCCGAGGGCAAGGCTTCCTGCGGTCATTAAAGTATGGGCTAAGGGCCCGGATGATTACAGAGTGTGCATTGAGGGAGTCGGTGAGCATTCAAGAGTTGCGAGGCTAGACCGCGCAGTGAAAAGCGCGCAGTGGCTAGCGAGTCTTGATGATGCTGACTTCGGGTACGAAATACTGATGACGTTAGACGCAACTGACAAGGAAACATCATGAACTACATTGACAACTTTTGGTATGACGTAGCCTTCGCTGTCTTTCTCGGCGCATCCGGGGGGTACATTTTAGCCCTTATCTTATGAGACGAATCATGTGCCAAACGATCCTATCCCACCTGATGTGCCTACTCGATGCACGCAACCCGCTTGACTTAGCCATCCGCATGACTGCCGCAAAATTCAATCTTAGTCAAGCGTATGTTGAGCAACTATTTAACAAGAGTCTGTAATGTGTCCACTATGCAAATGCCCTGCAAAAGTCCTCGAGACGCGCAAATGTAAGAAACAAGGCGGCATCCGTCGCCGACTACGCTGCAAGACCTGCCTCTACCGCTTTACCCTCATCAACGAAGCATATAAAGGAAAATCATGATTAAGTCAATACTGTATGTTGTACTCTGGCTACCATTTCTGGCACAAGCTGAAAGCTGGACGGGCCCGGACAAGACCCTCCACTTCGCAGGGGGCGCAGCAATCGGTGCCGCTGTCACCATGGCCACCGACAAGCCGATGTACGGCATCGCAGCAGGGGCCGCCGTAGGGCTCGCCAAAGAGCTCTATGACGCCCGCAACCGCGACAAGCACACGCCAAGCTCTAAAGACTTCGCTGTGACCGTCGCAGGGGCAGTAGTCGGCTCATACACCGGCCTCATCATCCGCCGCAACTTCATTGGCTTTCAAACCAAATTCTGAAAGATCATCATGTTCGAATACTTAGCAATTTTCTGGACGCTTTTTATCATCTTCACCATCATTCAAGAAAACTGGACAAAAAAATAGCTCTTTCAATCCTCAACAAACAAAGATGCCCCTAGAACGCACCAAAAGGCCCTCAGGGGCCTTTTTTTACGTCTCCCCTTGCCCACACATCCAAGACAACAAAAAGGCCCCGTAGGGCCTTTAAACGATTCTTGTAAGAATCTTTATAAATCTATGTCCTGCAAGTCTTCGCAAAGGTTGTCAAAAATATCTGGCGTGAATGTTAGTGACCACTCACAAAATCGTTATGTTGTCACTGTTGGTACGCGTGTGAATACATAAACACATATTTTTAGAATAAATGAATCAATGAATGGAAATGCTTATTTGTCTTACACGCGTACCAACATTGCCAACATAAGAACCTCTATGTTGGCAATGTTGCACCATTACAGCGAAATGCGGCGGGCGAGGAATTCCTCGCGCATACGCTCCCTGGTCTCGGCCTCAAGCTGTGCCTTTTCTGCAAAACGGTGATGCACCGCCATATTGACGGCCCATGTATGGGCGCCACGACGTGACTTGCGGTCGTCGTCGATGGGTGTCAGCCAGCCCATGTCCTCAAGGGTTTGCATGACCCTAGTGCGCCTCCAATCGTCCAAGCCGCGCCACGGGCGGTAGGCCTGCTGGATCTCGCGCAAGGTGATCACCGACAGGTTCTTGGACAAAACGTGCCCTGCAATCCATCTGGCGTGCTCAAGCTCTGTAGCGGCGCCCAGCACGTCCGTGTAGTAGGCCATGGCGTGGGGGAGCAGGAACTTACGCATGAGGGTGTCCACGCGCCTTGCAGTGTCTCCTGATACCTTGGCAGTGCAGGGGTGGATGCTGCGCCCATGGCATTCGATGGCGTGAAACAGCAGAGCCAGGCGGGCGAACAGGCCGGACCACTTGCCAAGGTGTGACTTAAGGCCGCCAGGCATTGCTGGGTAGTTGGCCAGGTTTGTGGCGTACTTGTTCAGCGCCTCGCGAACCTGGTGGGCGTCCTCAGTCATGGTGACGGGGTTGCTTGAGGGTGCGATAACGAACAGGTGATCGATCAAGTCGCTGTATGCCCTTGAGGCCTGGATGTCGGCCTCGCGGTCAAATTCCTCTGCGTTGCTGCCCACGATGATCATGAAACGCTGCATCAGGCCATCGTCTGTCATGTTCTGGGCAATCCGCCGGATTGCGTCAGGTTGGATTCCTCCGATCATGGAAACTGACCAGTTGGGGATCTTGAGGCTGCCGCGCATGACCCGGTCGACCACGCGGCCGCCTCCGTTGTATGCCTCCAGCCAGTGGGCTCGGTCCTTCCCGCCGGCCTTGCTGCCGCTGTAGGCGTCCATGGATCCAAACCACCCTGACAACTCATCTTGGACGCACAGCACACCCCTTGCATTGTCCTTGAGCACCTCAGACAGGGCCTCGACGGTAACGTCCTCGACCACCATTCGCTCTCGCTTGGGTGGCTCTGGTGCGGTGACGGATTCTCCGGTCTTCTTGGCTTCCTTCTTGGCTTCCTTGTAGGCCTCCTGCTCGGCCATGTGCTTGGCCATGGCCTTGTCATTGATGTCGTGCAGGTCTCCGTCGATCTTGCGAAGGCGTGACGTTGCCCGCTTAATGCTGGGTGACTTCTTGATGGATGGGTTGCCGACCACCGCGCACCACAAGCGGGCTGACTCGCGCCAGCCTTCCTCATGTCGTTTCACCTGCAGCTGGATCCCATCGTGCAATGCGGCTGCGAAGGCCACCAAAGCAGGGATGGCGATCATGGCCGGCTCGACTCCGATCAGCTCGCCATTGTCGAAAGCATAGTTTGCGATCACGTCGGGGAGCATTTCGCGCCTGATGGGCGGAACGGGGATCTCTGCGAATATGTCGATGGGCTCAACGACCGGCTGGTTGTCGTTGGCCGCTGCTATTGCCGGCTGTGTGTCGAATATCTCGCCTGTGTCTGGGTCAACTCGCGTCTCTGGGGTGCTGGGTGGCGCCTGGCGTTGCCTTGTCATGCCCAGCTGCTCGGCCGCAGCCTTGGCGGCCTTCTTCATGTCTCCGCCGTGGTCGTAGTAGGCCAACAGATCAAACGGACCAACGGGCTGCCCTGACTCGTCGCTGCACAGCGGATCGCTGGCGTGGTGGATGAAACATTTATTTGCCTCGGGCCAGACAATGACGCCGGCCAGGCCTGTGGAGCTGTGTGGCGATAGGTAACGCTTGCCTTGCTGCCGGTAGCCGTATCGCGTGAGGCTGGCCTCGATGCCTGTGGCATGGTTGAAGGCATCGATAACGCTGTCGCCCCGCGGTTGGCGAACTGGTAAGTATTGCTTAGTTGGCGTCTCCGCCCATGGGCACACGCTCTGAAGCTGCGGCTTCAGCTTTTCCCAGTGCTGCCACATCTGCAGCAGAAAATCAGGCGGTGTCGGCAGCCTGTCCGTGGCCTTTGGCTTGGTCAGCCAAACGTATGGCTTCTGGGTGTCTGGGTGAATGCTTGGTGGCAAAACATCTTGGCGCTGCTGGGTGTCAGCTGCGCGTATCTCCCAAACGGTGAAGCGGCCTCGGCTTCGATCCTGTTTTGGCCAGGTGAGTGCGCGATACTGCAGATTTGCGCCTTCTGGCACGCTAAACATGACGCGGAAGCCGCCAGGGCTTCCCTGGATTGTTGGGAAGTTGTCGCGCAGCGCGTCGAGATCCCAGCCAAACTCCTCGAAGATCATGCGGGTGGCGTCAATGTCGTCCACATCGAAGCTGCAAATGCGCGATGGCCCGAGGGCTGCGCCCATGTTCCAGTCGGGGTGCTGCTCGTAGTATGCACGTGCCTGGTCTGGGTCAGTGATGACGTCTTTACCCCAATTCTCGGCCAGTGGCCTCTTGGTGCGGGGTGGGAGCGGCACCAGTGCCATTCCGAACTGGCTGACGTAGCTGGCCGCGTAGTCGGCTATGGTTGGGGCGCTCATAGTGCCACCCCGTTAAGGTAGTGGGCAACATTATTTTCTCGACACTCTGCCCATGCATCACTGAACGCTTGAGCCTGCCTAGGTGTGTGTGTAACTTTCCAATGAATTTCCAATGTCCCTTTGTGGTCGTGTATCTCGTTGATCAGCAGATCAAACTGCTCCATTGAAATGCCAAGAATTTTTCCGGCGATCCGCAGTGCTTTGGATGCGCGTTCCATGCGCCACAAGTTATCGTCAGTCACAAATATCTTCATAAAATTTCCTTTAAGCGCGACGTTAAAAACCAAACCTGACGCGCTGAAAATCAGGTTTGGCCAAAGATGATGCCTCAGCTTTTCACTTCACCC